CCTCCACTTGACGCCGCCGTGTACTCCCACATCTCCGTTACGAGCGTCGTGCTCGACGATGGCTTTAAGATGGACGGCCACGCGCTTGCAGCAAGCGAGCCACCACCGGCACTGGCCAGACACATACGAAGCTCATTATTTGCAGCGCCAAAATTCACGTCTGTCCAGGTCGGGCTAGCATCAGAGGCACCTGTGTTGACCTGAAGCTTGATCGTTGTAAAGTCTGCCATCGCTCTATCCTTTCGCGTTACTGCTGAGTTCTGAATTCGTTCTCTCTGGTGAGAGGAGAGTATGTATGTTCAAAAAAGTTATTTTTGTGCTATTTATCATTATCGTATTCTGCATACTTGCTATAATTGTTTATCCAGGTCTGATCGGGCTTTAGACACCAGCGAGAATAATAGATCCTCCGAACGTTTGCGCCTGGCTTCCCCACAGGCCGATAGTATCAAACGCGCTATCGCAGTGTCCGTTGCAGTTGCTATTCGCGTTTGTTGCAGAGTTTGAGCCACCAGCGCTACCGGCACCGCTGGCAAAGGAGAGTTGTGTCCATATGGTCTGTGGTGTACTGCTGCTTTTTAGGTTGAATGGCCCGCTGTCCCCGGACCAAAACATGCAGTGCGAGGTGAACGGTGTTGGCAAGGCGAGATTAACATCCCCAGCCGAACCATTCTTGAAATTCGTCAGGACAATGATGGCCATTTTGATCGTTCCCCGTAGCACCTGGTACAATGTGGCCGTACCCGTTGTCGATCCTGAAGCAGAGACAGAATAAGCTGTACCTTCAAATTGCTTAATCCAGTCGTCATATCGCTGCATATTTGTTTGGTTGGTGGCTGTTACTCCGTTTTGCCATGTTATTGCACTAAATGGTCCTGATGGCATATCTTTGCTCCTATGTATATGTGATATCTACCGGTATCACCATTGATTCAGTACTTGTTTTTGTGTGTGTCGGACTGTACAACCCCCTGGCCAGTAACACCCCACTGTTAGCCGTTGCCGTTGCGCCATCTCCTCCAAAGATACCCACCTCTGCAATCGTGTAGCCGACTACCTCCGTTGGCTCAATATAGACCTGTGCAACGATGTCACCCGTTCCACCTGCTGCGCTATAGGTCGTTATCGCCTTGCGGAACACCTCCGTGTCGAGCTTCGTGTTTCCTGCTGCTGGTGTTGAGTTGCCAGTCCCCAGTGCGATATAAACCACCTTTGGATCAGCGGCCCCATAGTTGCCATCCCTCAATAAGTTCAAGCCCACCGTTGTTTTAGTCATCGTTGCCATATATACACCTCAGCAGATAATGGTTGAATCTGAGCACAACGTGCTATTTGAACAAAGCGGACACGCAAAGGTAGTAGGACTAAACGAGATGCTAACAGATACAGGCACGCTGAACGATTGCGAGACCGTGACGATTGTTGCCGTCGCTGAATCAGCGGAACTACTGATATTGCCAGAGCCTGTAATCTCTCCCCAAAACGCGGTCCAGGTCGTATCATTCGGTCCAGCTATCAAGTGCAGCCTATGCCAGATATTGAAGCCGTCCGTGCTATCGTCTAGTGTTTCGCTCTCAACAAGCATGTTTTGTGTCAAGCTTAAATCTGGAATGCTAACCTCCACAAACTGACCAGGCGCATAGGAAGAGTCGAGTGTCGAGAACTCGAACTCAGGCGGACTCTGCACCGCGTATCTCGTGAGCCTGGCACCGGCTATCTGCAATTGGCTATCGAGACTCGTAAGAGCGATGTCTTCCACCGCGTCTACTTGACCAGACGAGCCATCTATAGCGGCCTCTAGAGCGATTTGAGCGGAGTTGCTGACTATGGTCACATTCTTATACATACCGATGTAGGAGATAGCAATGGTGTCACTGCCTGTATAGGTGTTGTCTGTGCTGACCTCAAATTCCCCTTTTGACCAGTAGAAGTCCTTGCCAGTGTCGACGCCGCGTATGCCTATTGTCTTGGCAGTCGAATTGACCGTGACGGTAGGAGCTTGCGAGACAGCATAGCGCATAGGCCATGATTTGGTGTTTCCGTCCCCCATTCGCACTTCGTTTTGCGTGACAGTCTCAGCCGTTCCGCCTTTAATGATTTGGTTGTTGCGGTAGCTCGGATTCGTGCGTGTGACCGTGAACGCATTGAACACCTCATCCACCTGTGTACCGTCAATCACCTTTGAATTCGGGATGGCATCGTATGGCACAAGCCAGGCCGCTGAGTTCTGGTCAATCTGCCAATAAAAGGGAATTCCGCTGGCCGAGATACTTTTCACGATCTGGTCAGCGGCCTCACTGGCAAAGCAATAATCGAATGCAATTGCACTGATCACGCCTATGGCCTCACCACAGAGCGTTGTGTCACCACAGAGTCGCGTATCACTGATCGTGTTATCGTCGTAGATTTGGCCTATCGTGACCCCTTCAGCGGCTAGATAATTCGTGATGAGGTATCTGAATATCCAGGCTCCCGTATATCCCACCCATGAGCCGACTACGGCCCGCTTATCCGCTAGCCGGTGCTTGTCGCATGCCTGCAATTGGTGAAACAGTACTTTTTGAAATCCAGGCTTATTGTACTGAGGAGCAACCAAGTAACCAGCGAAAACAAGGGTTGTCTTCCCATCGTAAATTGATACCTGGGAATCCTCTGGAAAATAGGTTGGAGCATCAGTTTTTACGGCAAATGATGCCGTTGAACGCCGCCCAATAGCCTTCTGAATCGAGAGTGACCCTGCAATGACAAAAACAGGCTGCCCTGAAATCAGTACAAAATAGCATCCGTCGTCGCTATACCAGACGGGAGCGCTTAATGCTCTTTGTGCCAATTTTGCCATGCTAGAACTCGATCCATTCAAATTGAATTCCGTATTGAGCGGAATTCGCGACAAACATAACAACCTCAAGGCTTAATGCTGTCCCTGAAGGCATATAGACAAATCCAAATTCGGCTGTATCGTTTGATGGCTTAGAAACAGTTGCAAAGTTAACTGTGGACGGAAAAGAGATACCACCCGATGCACTGTTATAGGTTGCGGTTGCTACATTTGTTGTAGCAGAGGCAAAATTATCATTAACAATATGACTATTGCCGATTGTCGCTGCATTTGCTAGATTGGGATTACTTGTATCTCTAAATGCATACATCAGACACGCATTGCCACTTATCCAACCTTTTACGGATGTAACAAGTACGCTCTTGCTAGTATTTGACGCATTGTAGAGCGCCATTCCGTAAAAGCCCTGGGCCGCGCCTCCGATTGTCTGCTGAAAGTGAGCACGGAATTTCTGTCCAGAGAGAAGCATTTCACGGATGATATCCGATGTTACGACGCCTGTAAGCGCGTTGCCCTGGCTATCCGTCTGCCCAAACAATGACCCTTGCAGCACGATTGGTGTTGTATTGCCAGGCTTGACAGCGGTTCCCAGTGGCACGCCGCCGCCTTGTGGGACATTTCCAAATCCACTCATATTCTCACTCCTGTATGTAGTCTCAATCCGCTCGTGATATGGGGCAAGACTCCATAGCCTACAGCACGGCCATCCATCACTAGCACAATCGGCTGGCCAGCGCCTCCACTTGCAGAGCCACCACTGAGCATCTGCTGTGTTTGCGATGCAGGATAGATCTGAGCGCCGCGTGGCACATACATCAATTCAGGACCCTGCTCGCCAACCATTGCAAAGCCCCCAGGTGCAAAGCTTGTACCACCTGCAAAGCCCAATGCGTGGGCGTCCCCTGGTATTGCTCCCCAATTCGCGCTTGTCACGTCACTCACTAACTTGCCAATATTATTGAAAACGCCACCTATTGTACCTAGTGCATTTTGAAATGGCTTGACAAGATGTGTGCCTACCATAGCATCAATCCCCATCATAATCGCTTGTACCTGTTCAATTCCTCCCTGCACGACTTGCTTTACTCCATCCCATATTCCACCTAACATATTCTGCAAATCCGTCCATGCCTGTTTCCAATTTCCGCTTACCAGATCAAGCCCAATCAAGATGATGCCAGATACGAGCGACCAGGCTATCTTAATAATTCCAACCATTTCATCCCACACACTTTTTAGCACTTCAGATATAACCGGCCAGTTTTTAGCCCATGATGCCATAAATTGCTGTATAATTGGAGTCAAGCCATCAATAAAGTTTTTAATAATTGGAGCGACTCTATCTATTATCTCATCTGCAAATTGCCCTATTGCCTTTGCTGCTTGTTCTACATAGGGCATAATGAACTTCAGCCCTTCAGCTACATCTTTTGCGAGAATTCCAGCGAAACGAATGAGAGGAGGGATGATTTGACCCAAAATTGGCCCGAATTTTGAGATGACATGCTCGATAAATTGTTGAGCTTCGCCACGAATGCGGATTACAGCAGGAACAACATTTTCAAGCAATACATGGGCAAGTGAGAGAAAGCCAGGCATAGCATCTTTGAGAGCAGGCGCTACGCTCGTTCTAAACCAATCCCCTAGCTGTTTGGCGCTATTACTGGCAAAGGTGAATGCCTGTTGGAACTGCCCGCCTAGCAGACCGGCTATATTTTGGAGATCAGGACCGAACGGCTTGAGCGTATTGACGAAATCTTCTAGGGGTCCCTTGCCACCATGAAACAGCCCATCGACAGCGGATAGACCAACGTAGACATTATTCAGTGCCCCAGTCAAAAGATTCAATCCGCCTTGTGCCAAGCTCTGAATCTTGTCTGCAAGAGGATCGAAATCGGTGGATACGGGATGTAGGCTTGCTGCCAGATTACTGAAATCATTTATAAGAGGCTGTATGGTCGATTTTACTGATTGCAATGCAGCATCAAAATCTTGCATGTGGACCGTCTTGAGCACATTACCAACGTAGCTAGCAGCATTTCCAAGATTGTGAAACAGCCCTTCAGCAGCGTCCAGGGCAGGAGAGGCGACATGCTCTATCAGGCCATCAAGAATAGGCAACAGGCCCGATGCTATACGCTCCTTTAGATCCTCGATACGATCCTTGAAAATCTGCATACGCCCTGCCGCTGTAGTCGTAGCATCAGCACTTCCCCCGAATTCCCTGTTCAGTTCCGCAAGGATGATCTTTTGCGCCCCTGCTACGTCACCAGCATCTTGCATGGTCTGTATCTGCTGTTTCTGCTGATCGGTAAACGTGACACCAACCCTGGTCAAAGCGGTCAGGCCTTGGCTTGGATCGTTCAAGGCTTTTCCAAGCTGGATAGCGCTACTCTTTACGTCTTGCCCCATAGCACGCGACATATCAAGCATGACCTTTGTTGTCTGTGGAAAAACGTCTTTTCCGATGCCAGTAAAAGTCAATAAAAGGTTTTCGCCTGCCTCAGTTTGGTCCTTGCTAAAATACGTGGTCTTTTCCAGTGAGGTGGCAAGGTCCTCCAGCGACTGCTGTGTCATTCCGCTAGCATCACCTGTGGATTTCAAGACTTTTGCAGTCTGAGCCATGATGTCCTGATGCTCGATAGCTGCTTGTATGGAGTCAGTGACCTGATTCTTGAGGTAGCCTACAGCCTGCCCAACCATGTTAAATATCGCCTGGCCAGCAGCCATTGACAGCGCATTACCGAGCATGCTTTTGAAACCGCCCGATGTCTCCTTGACGGTTTCTCCCATGCTCTGTAGTTCGCGTTTGGAAGTATCAACACCCTGGGTGCTGACCTTTGCGACTAACTGACTGGCTACGACCATTATTCTCCTTTAGCGATCTGGACGCTGTGCTTTGATCTTATCCCCTTCCACTTCTGCATTCATGAACTTCAGTGCTCGAATCCTCCACCACGCGCTTTGATGCATCAATTCCCACGGTGCAACCCCTAAATATTTAGCCGCCTGAACTAATGCATAATCGTCTGGACATTTCCCGAATACACCTTTAGTGCCTAAATAGTTCGCCAACGCAAGCATTTCGGGATCTAGTCTTGCGTTGGCTTCCGGTTTGGGCTTGACATATCAAGTTGGATTTTCGAGAATATGAGCGTTTTAATTTCCCAGTATGTTCTGTGCATGCCTTCAGGGGTTAGAGGTATTATGGTGTTATCGTCATCCTCTAGATTCCACTCCTTAATGAGACTCAGCAATGCCCCATTGAAGCCGTCAACCGTTTCTTTTGCGGTACTTGCACTAAATTCCTCAAATCCTGCATAGCAGAGGAAGAGATCATCGGTTGCGCGGCCTGGATAGTACGTGATTATAAGTGGATCTTCATCCTCAAATTCGATCTTCAGCGTTGCCTTATTTTTTGCAAGATTGCTCAGTTTTGGCATTACGATTCCTTATAAAGCTGTTAATGCATTGGTAACTGTAAGCACTTGTGCCTGCCCACCCGACCAGTTTGGATCTTCTGCAATCTCACCAGTGTAATCTGTGCACACGAGGCCCCCGTTGGCGTCCTTGATATCGCTGACTTGCGTCAATTTGATAGCCATGTCATGCACTATCGAGTAGTGAATAGTGGACTCGATAATTGGCCCCTGTGCATCAAACCTCACATAGAGGTAGTCACCAGCCTGCAAGTGTGGGTAGAGCGACATGCCGTTTGAATCGGCCTCAAGAGAGAGCTTGACCGTAGGCTTAGGAACAACATCAATGTGACCGGTAAAGCCTGCTACAGAACGGTTGAGTGCGAAGAACGGGGCAAAACCGCTATCATAGTTGTACTCAAAGGTGAAGACTCGTAAGAATTGCGTTCCGCCCAATCCGCCCGAAGTTGTGTCTACCCAGATATTCACCTGTCCGCCTGCTACGGGTGCAAGAGCCACCGATGTGGGAGAACTGGTCATAGTGATGTTGTCGCTGAACGGTTGCGCAATCATCGGAGCGGACAGCGTAAAGCCCTGGTCTTTTGAGCCTTTGTAGTTGAAGCCAGTAAACAGCCCGTACACGACTTTTTGCGCTCTCACGCCGTCGCCTTGCTCCAATGTGAAGGTCTTGGGATCAATATTGCCAGTGATAGCCGGTGTCCATGCCCAGGCCCTTGAGTTCGTACCGCCCCCAGGCGTGGTTATGTTGGCGGCTCCAAACGGACCCGACACGATGTATACGAAGTCGTTGTAGTCGAGCATGCCGTCTGCTTTTAGCTCGGTCCATTCACGATTGAGCACGGCCTCAGTGATGTAGCGGTGTCCGCCTGGTCGGTACGTCTTCACGTCTGGCTTTGGAGTGAACACAACCCCCATGTTTAACAGCTTTTTGCCAGCCGCTACGCTTGTACCATGCACACTCTCAACGCCTATTTGCGTGATAAGATTGACACTTGCTCTTTCTGGCATAACCTCAAGCTCCTTGCAATAGCACGCGGTACAAGCCGCCTAAATGCGAGTACTGATTGCCTACAGATACTTCCTCATACGAGATCTCTTGCTCTCGATAGCTGGAAAGCATGTATCCAGGTGATAGCGCTATGTTCTTCTGTCCCTGGAACAGCGCATCAATTCGATTAGCCGCTGTTGTGAGATTCACAAAGTCACTGGACAGTGAAACGGCCTTGATCAAGAGCAGAATCGACGAGAAGACACGAACGGCGTTCATGGTATTCACGTCAGTGTTCGACTGCTGACCAATCGAGACATACAAGCCGCTTGTGCCAATTGGCGCATTGCCTTGCCAGATTCCGCCAATGGCAGTAGCTACAAGCGCTGCATCTCCTTTTGCCCGTGTAACTGACCAGATAAATGATTGTGCTGTCTCACTCATCCGCCTCTCACTTCTTTTAGCTTGTCCTCGATCTTGCCAAGAGCTGCCTCGAATCCGGGTCTTACGGCCTCTTCCGCTGGAATGAGAGCAGGATGAGCAGGATGATTCTTGCCCCCAAATTCCTCGACAATTGCATAATTTGCGCCAATAGCTACATATGCTTCTTGATCGTTGTCTGGTTTCTGGACTTCTGGTAAGAGGTACGCACCCTTTTTCGTTGGCTGTTGGCACTGTCCATAGGTGCTTTCTTTGCTCGTG